CGTTCCAAACCTCTTCAACGGTCGTGCTGCTCCTGTACAGGGCCCGCAGCCGGGCAGGCTGTGGCCGATCACGACATTCGATAAGGCCTGGTCGCGGGCGATGCGGAGCGCCAGCTGCAGGGCTGCACGTTCCATCGGCTGCGGCACCGGTTCGACCAGCGTCTACCGGCGACGGGGGACCTGCTGACCACGGCGAAGGTCTGCCGCACCGGTCGATCAATACGACCCAGGTCTACGCGCCGGTCGCGGATAAGCGGTGTATGAGGCCGTCCTGGCGATCTCGGCCTGCTGCGCGCGAACGGCCTCGCCTCCTTGCTGGGGGCGAGGCCGAATGCCACGACGATTGGGTGCCTGTATGACGGAATCGCCACGCGCTATCATTTACTGGTCGAGCGACCGTGACGGTCTGGCCGACTCCCTCCCTCCGTGCAACGCGCAGCGGCTCATCCCGTGAGCCGGTGCAGGCTGACTGGTGCAGTCGAAAGGATCGCAATGTCCGAGGGCCAGGCGAAGAAGGTCGTCGTGTTCAGCCTGACCAAGCCAAAGTCCGAGGTGCCGTTCGCGCGGCTCACCACGCGCGACTCAAGAAGTTCGCCAAGATGCGAGCGCACTTCGAGGACATCGGGGCCTGCGTCGCGCGTCGAGGTCGAGGGCTTCAAGGGCTAAGACGCGAAAGGACCCCCAGGATCGATCAGTGATCCTCGAGGTCTTCCCTGTGCGGCTCGAGGTTCATGCTCCCGAACGGGGTCCAGGCACTCCACCGAGATACCGGATGCCCCAGCGCGGGAACGTGCGCGGTGCCTGGCCGATGCGGCCCTTGGCCTGGTAGTCGTTCTCAGGCACTTCCAGTCGGTCTGCGGCCGATGGCGATGGCGACGTGCCCGTACTTGCCGCCGCTGTAGTAGAGCAGGCGCCGCGTGGCGCGTCGGACGGGTCTCCGCCGATCGTCTTGCGCCTCGCCGGGATCTTCTTCCAGGCGCCGATCGCCGAGCCGTTCCACGCCGGACGCCGTAGGCCTGGCGGCAGAAGCTCTCGGCAGGCCGGGTCCAGTCCTGGGTCGGGTCCTTGACCTGCTCCCAGCCGAAGTCGATGGCCTCGTCCACGGCGGCGCTTGCGCCAGCCGCGCGGCCTCGGAGGAATCCACCGGGTGCGACCTGGCTCGGACTCCGGCAGCGCTCGGCGAACTGGCCCGCGCCGTCGGCGTGATCCTGGCCTGGTCCTCCATCGTCGCGGTCACTTGCCGCTCCCGATGAGAAAGGTGGTGCCCTTCGTGCCGTACCTCGCTGGCCGCGATGGACGCGAGCAGCGAGACCAGGCCGGCGCCTCCGCCGATGCTGAGCAGAGTTCACCCAGTCGACGCCGACGAGACCCGGCCATGCCGGGGCCGAGGACGGCGAGCATCGCGGCAGCAGCGGAGCGGATGGCCGGCTCTGCGGCGGACCTCCAGAAGTACAGTGGACAGGTGCATGTCAGGTGCCTCTCTGATTCATGTGCCAGTCGATGTGCCCGTCGACCTTGGACTCGACCTGATCGACGACCTTCTTCTCGATGCGGTCCAGCTTGTTCCGGGCACGCACTGCCCGCCGTTCGGCTTGAACTCCGCCAGGACCTTGTTGAGCCGCGTGTCGATCAGGTCGGAACTCCAGGATGCCGAGCAGACGATGCCGCCGATGGTCAGCACGGTGAGCACCTGCGCGAGGTCGATGGCCACGGCGCCACCTCCGGCGATGCGGGAGGCACGAACACGCACGGCGACCGGGTCATACGACCAGCCCATGCCCGGGTAGGCGCCACGGAAGTTCCCGTTGTAACTGCACTGCAGCCAGGTGCCGGTGAAGCCGCGACTCGCAGCATCGCCTGGCCGTTGGGCTCCGTGTCGGGGAACTCCAGCGTACCGCAGCCTGCGTGCTCCTCCGGGTCCCACATCTCCGGCGGGACGTTCGCCTCGCCGATGCAGCCGCCAATGGAGCAGTTGGAGACGACGACGACGCTGCGGACGATGTTGCCTTCGTCGATTTCAGCGAAGTGAGCCATGAGTGAGTCCTTCAGCCCGAAGAGAAGGATGACGATGCCGGAACCGCCATTGCCGCCACTGGTGATTCCGCCGCCGCCGCCGCCGCCGGTATTTGCGCCAGCCGGATTTCCCGTGGTCGTGTCGCCATTGGCACCACCGCCGGCACGTCCTGTTCCACCAGAGGGTGTTTCCGCCGCCGCGCGCCGCCGCCTGCCCTCGGTGACGCTGCTGCCGGGTAACTGGAACCGGCAGCGCCTGCCGCACCGGCCCCACCCGTTGCAGGAAGCGGTCGCGTTCGCTCCAACCGCTGCAGCACCGCGCTCCGCCACCGCCAGCGAAAGACGGCCCCGGTGCCTCCGTTGTCGCCTTGGCCCGACAGGCCAGCGCCTCCGGACGCCCCAGTTCCTCCGACGACCACCACCCGAACCACCAGGCTGTACCTGCCGTCGTGCTGGTTATCTCCGTCCCGCCGCCGCCGACTGGCATACAGGAACGCCAAGCGGCTCGACACTCCGTTGGTGGCAGTGGTTCCGCCTGCAGCCAATCGTCACGGTGTGAGTGCCGGATGGTAGAGACGCATCGGTGATTGACAGGTACCCGCCACCGCGACCGCCGCCGGTATCGGCGCCGCCGCCGCCACCGACCAGCAGCACCTCCACCAGGCCCGCCTGGCTGTTCGTGATCGACCCCGACCCCGTGAACTGGACACACGTCTTGCCCGACACCCGCGGTAACCGTGGGGGCTACCAGTGGTCGCGGCTGCGTATGCGTGGCTTTTGGGAGGCCCTAACCCTTTGGCAAGGCTGCCAGGTGTTGGTCCCGAGTTTCACGAGAGTGGCCGATTCGAGCGGGGCGAGGACGGGTGGTCCCGGCTGACTGCGCGTTGAGCGTCACGCCCGCAGCGGTCCCGATGGTGAACGATCCGGCCGTCCCGGCGTTCATCACGCCGATGACCGCGCCGGTGTCGAAGGCCGCGGTCGTGTTCGTCGGGATCGTCGCCTGTCCGCCCGGACGAGTTGGACCAGGGTCAGGAAGCCGTCGAGGGTCAACGCGAAGGTGTAGGACGTCCCGGTCTGCGGATTTTGATGGAGACGCCCTCCCACTGGTGTCCGTGAGGTCCGCGGTTACGGTCAGCACGTCCCCGAGGCCCAGGAGTTCTTGATCAGCCATCGCCGCTCCCTTCAGAAGCCGAGTTGGCTCGAGCTGAGGAACCGAAGTCGGGGACGAGTTCAGGACGAAGCCGGTGGTCGTTCTCGCTCATCGTGAACGTCGACGAAGTGCGGTCAATGCCGATCTGATGCTCGATCGCGTCGGCGCTCTAACACTGGCGACGCGGCAGAGCCGACGGCGTTGATGTTCGGCGGCGACATCGCCACGGTCACCGCGTCGCCGAGTTCCAGGTCCAGCACCTGGCCTTGCTGCGTCAGGTGGTCGAAGGACTCCGGCGGCGCGGTCACGGAGTCGACGCGTGTCGGTGCCTGTAGGAGGCCACCAGCCAGTCGGCGAGTCGCTGCGCCTGCAGGTTCCCCGAAGCACGGTGTCCAGCGAGTAGCTCGGACTGGCCGTAGGACTTGGATCCGGCCGCTCGCATCGGACGCGGTGACAGTCCCGCCGACCACTCGAGCCAGCAGTAGGTCACCGACGCGCTTGCTTGTTCTTCATCTTCGCCGTGCGTCAGGCTTCGCGGCCTGGTACTCGATGACCGGCACGCCGCCGACGCCGAACGTGACATTGCCAGATGTCGGGTTCTGCAGGTCGGAGCGGGACGGAGACGTCGGCCACGCCGTCGCGGGCCGTGAAGAACGCGCCCGGCTCGGACTGCTCGACCTGCTGGATGTAGGCGAGGACGTTCACGCCGTCGGCTATCACGTCGGAGTCGAGGGTCGCGTTGCCGGTGGACAAGGGCTCGCTCGAGCGTCGGCCAGCCCGCACACGTCGGCGCCGTGCCGACCCGCGCGCACCTGGCGTGGTGCCCGGTGCGGTGCCTGCCGATGTCGGCCGGCCTGCGCCAGGAGACGCGAAGCCGTCGTCGACCGCGCGGACGTCGCGCCGTCGAGTCGCCGCTCAGGCTACGTCGTCCCGATGTCCACGACTCCACGCCGCCGGAGTAGATTGGATAGCCGTCGCCGGTGGTCTTCACCTGCTTGCGCGGCACGATCGAGCCGGAGTACGGACTGCTGGCGTAGTTCGGGGTCGTAGTTTCGCGTGCGGTTGTCGAGGTATCGGCAGCCCGGCGATCGTCACCATGATGCTCTTCGTTCAGTTACGTATTGCTGACTTCAGGCGGCATGTCTTGGCCCAGTAAATCAGCATGCCGCCGCCTGCCGCTGCTGTCATGGGAATGCCGTAACGCTTGAGAATGTTGATCAGGCTGTCGTCAAAAGCGACGAGAGTTGTAGCTGCCACTTCCTGCCGCACTGCGTGACCTCCGTCCAAATATCGAATGCCTTTCACGCCTGACTTCTTCATGTCGTCGGCCAACAGTTCCGCCGTTTCTTATGTTGGGCGTAAGCAATTCCCCCAGCGAAGTGCTCCGTCCGTCGTTTTTATAACTACCAAGAGCGTCACGCACAGCGGCAGGCTGCGCGCTGTAGGGCTGGTCCCAATCAATAAGTTCGTCAGGCTTTACGTTAAGGCGGACTTGGTACATGGAGCCGCCTGCATTGTTAAATTTGTCCGGCCAGCCTGCACTTTCAAGAGTAGCCAGTGCTTGTCTGACATTTGGCGATGTGTCGCCGCAAAACGGGACGTTAAATGGCGTTTGAGCGCACAATGTCCCAGCTTGGCTGTGCCTTTTGGTTGATAAGTGAGTTTTCAACTTTGCATGGATATATTGTTAACAACGTCCCACGAGCCTTCAATGTCGTCTAACAAGTCCTTGTATCGATTTGGGAAGCACAGGGGTGTCCTGAAGCCTGTTAGGTGCAAGCCCGTCGCGATATTCTTTTGCAACCGCCTCTTTTTCTGCAAAATGAAGCCCGTCCCCAAAAGCCTGCGCCCCCTCGCCCGTCCCGATCTTGCTCATGTCGAACTCGTCGAAAGTGTGCGGGCTTCCGTGGTACAGCGAGGATTCCTCCGTCCGCCTGATCGGCAAGCCGCGTCAGCACTGGCCCTGAGCCATCGACGTCGTCAGGCTTACCTGCGCCGAGCGTACACCCCGCTTTGTTCGCCAAGCCTTCCACCTCGTCCGCCGCGCGAGCGAGATAGGGTTTACCGAACTTCGAAACTCTCCCCGCCCCCAAGGTCAAGCCAGCCAGGGCCAGTTCATCTGTAATGTCGGCAGGACAACCCGTAAGGTCTTCCACGGGCTTGCCGACATAGGTGTTTACCGCTTCACCAACAGGCTGAAAGATAGGGCTGAGGATCGGACTGAGCGCCGCACGGAGCAGGCGCGCCAGAGCCAGCCTGTGCCACCCAGGGCGATCCGGAGGAATGCCCGTCAGCACGTCGCCACGTTCGACAGGATCGCCAAGCCCCTGCGCGCTGCGTTCGGCCCCGGCCATAAAGTCGTCCCGCACCCGCCCGCCATAGGCTTGCATTTCGTCGGCGAGCTGCTCGAGGCGCGTCTTGCGGCGCTCTGGCATTTTCTTGCCGACTTGCTTGGCCAGAACTTATCCGCCATCGCATTCCCTCACATGCCATTCCGCCAGTGAATTGTGCTTCATTCGTAAAGCCTCATAGCGGCCAATGTCCTCGACAGTACTCGCCCACGACTTCGGCTTGCGTCTTCGCCGGCGCCTCGCCTTTAGTCCCAGAAAGGTTTCGCCGGCAACAGCAGTTCCGCCGGGGGTTGGGGGCACGTCGCCCCTTCTCGAAGGCGCTGCAGCTGCTCAGCAACATGCACGTTAAGATTGCACTCAGGGTTTGACGGAACATATTTGATCACAGTCTGCTTGACGGTCTTGATCTTCTCGACCACGCGGGATCGGGCTTCAGCCAGTTCACGTTGCGCCTTCAGCCGGGCCACGTCGGCGGCGACCCTGCGTTCCAGTTCGTTGCGAAGCTCGAGCCGATAGCCTTCGGCAGTGGCGGCTTTCAACCGCCAGCCATTGGCTATCCAGCCTGCATAGATCAGCCCCAGAACGAACGCGGCCCAGAGGCCGAGCCGAAGGAAGGTCACGGCTTGGGCAGATTCGTGGGCTGGTTCGCCGCCCCGACAGCCGTCAACGCAATCAACAGCGCATTGACTTCGTTCAGGTAGGGAATGGTGAAGCCTGACCCGAATGTGTCCAGCACAACACTGACAGCAACAACAAGCGCACTGATCACCGAAGCGACAGCGGCAATGCGGGTCTTGTAGCCCGGAAAATAATTGAGCGTAGAGACAACAACGTCAATTGCAAGTTTCCAGTTCATAAATAATTCCTTTCTACTGTGTCCCGACTTTCACGCCAAAATACGCGAGCAGATCCCCGACAGCGGCGATCACCGAATAACCGAGGATCAGCACATAACGCGCCCCGCGAAGCTGGTGCAGGACAGCCGTCAGCCCCTTCACCTCTGTCCGCAACATGGTGACCTCGCTGGTCAAACTCAAAACCTGACCCTGTAATTTCCCAACGTCCTGGTGCAGTTCGGCAATCGTTGTCATGGGTAGAACTTCCTGTTGAGTTCGATATGCGGGTAATCCTTGAAAGAACGCCAATCCCCGCCCGAGACGATTGGCACCTTCATGTCCTTCGACGCTTGCTTGAAAACTGAAATGACCGGCAGGAAGGCAGGCGTCTTCCATGTGACCTTGCCGTTGATCAAGGGTGCGAAGTCGATCGCGTGCCCGGTCAGGTGGCGCGAGTTCATGGTCTTCGACAGGCCCTTGGCGAAGAGTTCCTGCTGGCGCTGAATGTTGCGCAGGCCTTCGGTGACAATGAAACTGTCCGGGGCAAGCTCTGCCGCGCGCTTCACCACGCGCACAAGGTCAGGGTGCACGCCTTTCAGCGCGCTGAGGCTTCGTGTGTTGAGCATGTCGTTTGCCTTGAATGGAACTGCGGCACCGCCAGACGGAGGGCTAGCGGTGCCGGGGGCGGCTGGTTTCAGGGGGACCAGCCGCAACCCCGCGCGCGAAGGTGGGGAAGCGGCGCGGGGGTTACTGATCGCCCATGAATATGGCGTGAATCGTTCCGTTGTCCTGACCAGTGCCCGCGCTGGCAGACTGCGTAAGTATGTTGCACGTTGTCGTGGCTAGCGAGCCGCTGGTAACCAAAATGTTTTGACCTATCGCTGTCTCTGCCGTTCCAACGACACAATAGGCGGCGTCTCGACATTGCCGTCGTAAAGGTCACAGTATAAGTCCCGGCGCTAGCACCACGAGAAACGCTAGTGACGTTGTGACTGCTGGTGATCGTGCAGCTTCCCGTAGTTGCACGGCTGACAAAGGAAACCCATGCTTTGACCGCCCCAGGGTGGAACCTTGCACGCCCCGCCGTCACCAGCGCAGTGGTGGAAGAAGCGCCTTCCATGTCTGCTTGGGTCGCAATAAAGTCAGCGTTGTTCACAGGCGAACCAGAGGCGCGTGTGTAATTCACGCACCGCCAGTTCGACCCCGAAGCGTCCGTCGCCGCCTCGTTGACAAACTCCGCAACGTCACCCGCAACGGTCGTGATATTGACCGCGCCGGGCAGGATAAAGCTGGTGCCGTTGTGGGTCAGTTGCAGGGAGGCTGCAAAACGCAACAAGATCCGCCTGCCACCCTGCGCCGTCGATATGCCCGTGATCGTGGTCGTGCCCGTGACGTTGAAGACACCGCCACCGCCGGAAGGAAGCGACAAGGTAGACGCTGACGCGATATCACTGCCCCGCTGCCAAAGACCGGCCAAAGCGTCAGGCGTGACTGCCTTGCCTGCTTTCCGTGCCCGTCAAAACTTCCGCAACCGTCGCCGCGTTGATCAGGCTGTCCACCGGGCCTTCGTTGATCCAGGCGCTGTTCGCGGCATTGCGTCGATACACATTCCGTCGGTGGTGTTGTGATACCGAAGGAACGGGTAAGTCGCAGACGGGGCGCTGGCAATGCTTATAAGCTGCTGCGTGGCGTCAACGGGATCGAGCGTGTCAATGGCGACATTGGCTGAAGTCTGAAGCACCACCTTGTAGCGCCCGGCCACAAGGTAGATATCAGGAAACCGCCCGTTCGCGTCCGCAAGAACCGGGTTTGCATTGACCGAGGTCAAACCTGCGTCGGAATATGTGGCCTTCGGGGTTGTGGTTCCCGTTTCGTAGAAGAAGGCTTTGGCGCTAGCGTATGGAGCGCCATTGCCGTCGCAACGAGGGTTTGGCCGGATAGGGTGAAGAGTTGAGCCATAAAACTGCCCTTAGCTGGAGTTTTTGAAATGCCACTTTGGCGTCAAATATGCGGGCCGCTGATCATGGCCGGGTTCGGAATGATCTTTTTGGTGTTCGGCAAGTTCGGATTTGCTGGCGCCGCACTTGGTGTGCTTGTGACTTACTTCGCGTTTGGCGTTGGTATGGGTTACTGGTGGGGCAACCCGTCAGACGACTACGTCATTGAACTAATGCGGATACTTCGAGAGCGCGGGATCATTCGCTGGTAGCGGACCCGATTAGCGCCTGATTGGCCCCGATCATGCCGCCTGTCGCTCCACCAGCAAGGCGAGCAAAGCTCGTCCGTTGACGCCCGCGCGTCCAGCGCAGACTTCAAGCGCAAAAGCATTTGCTGCGCGTCCTTGCCCCGCGTCTGGGTCAAAGCGTTTGCGATTTCGCTATCGATCTTGTCCTGAAGAGCCAAACGTTCTTCAGGAGTTGCCCGCAAAAGTGTCTGGAAGATTCTCTTTGTTGCTCCGCCGAAACTACCTGACGGACAAGGTCCAAAACCGAAGAGTTCCTGAGGGCGTCTCTTGGTTGCCGGTCGAAGTGCGGCAAACGTCTGCGAACCTTTTGCCACTGCTTGCTTGAGTTGCGCCGCCTTTGCAAATCTGCCAACCTGGCCATAGAAAGACCGATATTCGCGATCCCCAAGGACAAGTTTCAATTTGTTGCGGGCATTCCTCGAGGACAGCTCCCTGATCGTTTTCGTCAACTCTTCAGGCCCGACGTCGGCGTCGTCCGGACAAAGCCTTGACGCGGCCGATGAGGTTGTCGAGGTAGTCGCGAATGCCTTTCCTGACCGCGTCAGTTTCTGGCTTTGTTGCCCCCTTGAGTTTCATGACAACGTCGTCAACTGTAGTCGCGTCAGACATGACAGTCTGACCAAACTTGATCGCCGCAACTTCGCGTGCAGGCTCTGCTGCCGTGTCCAAAGCCACCCGGTATGGCTTGACGTTGTCAGCTAGGGTATCGCGCACCAAGTTAGACAGTCGCTCAAGCGCGCGGCCCATTTTGGTTTGACCGCCAAGTTGCCCCATGCCGTCACCCTGCTCTGCCAATGCGTCCAATGCTTCCTTGACATAGCTCATTTGGCGCATGTCGGGCATGGCCTTCAACGTCACCGTGCCGTCGTCGGCGACCTGAAGAAGGCGCTGCAATGATTCGTCGCCGTCAACCTTCATGAGTTTGGCAGCATATCCCCAAGCCTCTCCCGGGATTCGGGGAAATAGGCTTTCCAGTTTTTGCCGTGAGGCATTGGCGTAGTTGATAGGTTGATTGAATGCGGTTTCGTAAGCTGTGCTGCGTGCTTCTGCGGGTTCCAGCGCGAATTGCTGCCATTCTCTGACCAACACCCACGGGAGCGCCGAGCGTGTTGTCCAACGTCTCGCGAAGCATACCGTCTGCACGGGTCAGTCTCCGCCCTATCGCCTCCCGTGCTGCCGTTGAGCCAGGGCCGCTTCGCGACAATGCCGTGTCGAGAAGTTGGGTGGAAGCCCCCCGGCGTCCGCCAGCATGGCGTCAGGCCCGCCCCGAGCAATCCTGTCCGCGCCCTCGGTTGTTAAAGTGTCGTCAGCCGAAAGCTGCCTCAAAAGGATATTGGCTGCGTCACGGCTTACGCCTAGCTTCTTCAGCATTTGATCAGAAGCCAAATAATCCGTCAGCTTCTGAACGCCGCGCGAAACGGCTGCTCCGGCATAAGGCGCAGCAAATCCCAACGGCGCGCCGATCACCGCGCCTATCGCCGCGTTGCCTGCACGGTTTCCCAGCCCACCTTCGCCGCGCGCAAATATCCGCCGCGCCGACCCCAGACTAGCGACAGCCCCCGCTTTCGCTGCCTGACCAAATGTAGGCATTACAACGCGCGCAGCCGTCTGAGGTTGCGTTGCGGCACCGCCAAGACCAAGAAAGCGAGCCGCTCCTACACCAGAAGCTATACCGCCAGCGATCTGCGTTCCCGTACTCAGGGCGCCAAATTGCTCGTCATTAAAACGATTTCTGGCCCTCTCGTAATCAAGGTTTTCCTGATAATCCCCACCACCAATCGTGTTCAACGCTGCACTGATTTCGTCATTGGCACCGCCAATGATAGGGACGCCTCTAGCAAAATCGCGAACAAAATTATCTGCCGCGTTCAGAACGCCTTGACCGAAATAATCCTCGCTGTTTGACGCCCGCTGCTGCTCCTTGTTCACATAAGCGTCGGCAAGGGCTGAAAGCACATTCTGATCCGCGCCGATCAGACGCGCGCCGCGATATTGCTTCTTGAGCTGATCAAGGGACATTCCCTTATATGGGTCCGGAGCCTTTCTCTGCCGCGACTGTTGCGTAGGAAACGCTTCAGGAAGGTCGTCAAGGGGAACTTCCTGACCCGCCAGATTATCCGGCAAATCGTCAACTGGAACCAAGCGGTCTGCCATTATTCAAACACCCATTTCCCATTTCGTACAATGATCGGTTTGCCGCTTTTCGAACGCCCGCGCTGCCCTTCCTGTAAGCCAGACTGCGGCGCGGATCTTGCAGCGCCATTGCTTGGTGCGGAGGTTGCATAGGCGTCAACACCAGCTTGCTTCAGCCTGTCATTGTTAATGTTGCGCGCTCGATTTATGATTGATTGAACTGTCCCAAGTTGCGCGTTCAACCCCTCCGTCCCGCGCGCCATTTGCATAATGCCTGTTGGGTCTTCGACAATTTTGGTCATGAGCATGTAGTCTGGACCGTTGAGCACACCCAACTCATACAAATTCTTCATTTGCATGAGGAGGTCGGTGTGTCTTGTTTCGACGCTTGAAACCTCCGGGCCTCTTGTAAGAAGCCTTCCAGTTGACGTGGTCTTGCCAAGGTCTGTGACGTAAGCCTTCAGGCTGTTTTCCAGCTCGTCGATCTGCTTGTTGCTATTGCGGATCTTGCTTCAGTTCGCCGGGCTGCAATCTCGCCGCGTCAGCGGGGCCACCCTTGATCGGCGCCAACTCTACCGCACCAGACGCACCACGGACCCACTGGTAACCACTTGGAGCCTTTCCTGCGATATCACCGCCGTCGCCACCGCCACCTCTGCTTGACGCCGCAGCAGCCGCATTTGAAGCACGGACCTGCGCATTCGCCACACGTTCAAGTCTGGCCTGCTCGCGCCGTTTCATTTCGGCCTCAAGCATGTCACCGAGCGACTGTGCTTCCGCTATCTTCTGTTCTCGCGTGCTGAAGTCAGGCGGCGGGCCTTCAATGCCTTTTTGCTGCATGTAGGCTGGTACATTCACAGCCCACTTTCCCGTGTGTCACTAAGAAACGCAACTTTCGCCAACTCTTCTTTGTTCGCCAAGGCCTGTTGCAACTGCCTGTCGTCCATTTGCCACTGAAACTGCTGGTCCGCCCGCTGATCCAGCGTTGCATCTGCCGCTGCTTCTGCAAAGCCGCGTCCGCTTCCTGCTGCTTACGGTCCATGGCCGTGTAGTAGGAATTTGAAGGAAGTTGCCGACAATGTTGGGTTGCTGAAGTTCTGGCATGGTGTGACCCCCTTATCTCGAATTCGGACCCGGGCGCAGATAGTATGGCGGCTGACCCGGGAGTCGGCGGCTTGTCGAACATGCCGCCCTTGTAGGCCCCGTAAAGCTGCATGCCCTGGCCGAGCGCGTTGTTGACGCCATTGGCCATGGTTGATGTAGTTGCCGGCCCTTGCATTACCGGCCTGCATGAACGCATTCGCCTGCCCAGCGGCGGCATTCGCCCCGCATTGCCGGTCTGCACGGCGGCATTCTGGCCAGTGTCGGTCAGGCCACCCAAGCGGCTCAGGTAGTTGTTGAAGTCGCCGAGATATAGCTGGCCCGCCCTGTCGCCAATTTCCTGCGCGGTTCCGCCTGAGAACAACCCGCCGCGTGCCGCCCGCGAAGCGTCAACGGCGTTCGTCGTGTCGCTGACGAGCTGGGCGAGGAAGGGGCTTTGCTTGTAATTCTGCAAGGCCGCGCCATAGGCTTCGTTTCCACCCAGCCCCAGCAAATTGCCATATGCTGGGTCATGGCGTTGCCGCCAACCTGGCGATAAGGGGCGAGGTCAGAGCGGATCTGCTCTGCGGCGCGGGTTTGAGCGTCTGCAGCCTGTGCGGCGGCTTTCTTCTGCGCACTCGCGGCCTTGTCTGCTGGCATAGGCGCTAGCGCCTGCGCCAACAACGGCGCTTCCAATGACTGCTGCAACCATGTCTTCAATCTCCGATATATTTGATAAAGAGCCGTTCGGACCTCGTTCCAGCCGCCGCGCTCAAAGATCAGCGAAGCGTCCTTCGACAGCTTCGTTCCGGTGAAAAGCCTCTGCACGCCGCGCGCTTTCAAAGCCTTCTCTGCATTGGCAAAAAGCAGGCAGGCCCGTGGTCCACACACGGTGCGAGGGCGTCACATAGTACAGGTCATAAAATGCACTCAGCGAATGTGCGTAATGCAAAGTGCGGCCTGACAATCGCCGTCAAGTAGCCAATGCAGTCGCTCTTCGACACGACCGACCGTTACATGAAGCTGGCCCGTCTCATGCAAGCGTTCGTATTCGGCAAAGTTCGGATCAAGCGGAACCTTGTCCTTGTGCATGGCGACTTCCTGCCAGTGCTTCGGCCAGTGTTCCTCAAGCTCATGCACAACGTCTGGCCATTGCTCTGTTGCGAAGGTTACTGGCAAGGGCGAATGTCCACGATCAAGGTCAGGCGGTCGTCGGCGCTGTTGTTCACCACTTCATGCTCAAGACCATTGTCAAACCACCAGACCTCTCCAGATCGCATTTGCACACGCTCTTCCCCTGCCCGGAACAGAACGCCCGGAAGGCTGTGCAGCGCCACCTGATACCGCTTGAAGTATTTCGCATGTTCGCCGCCGTCCACATGCGGATAGATCCGCCGACCAGGGGCAAGCCTTGTGATCAGAACCCGCCCCAGCCTCTCGCCTTCCACCTGACGCATGAGGCCGAACACAATGGACCTCACGCCCGGTATGGCATTCATGGCCGGGTAGTTCACGCTTTCATGCGCGTCTACAATGTCCTGCGGGCTGAGGGTGTCGCTTTGAAACCGCAACCAAATGTCGTCGCACTCAGCGTGCGGCGTGCCGGGGTAAACACGGCGCAAGTCGTTCTGGTTCCACAATTCAGGACGTGTCTGCAAGGAATGGACAATCGGGACCGTGTCCAGCCCCTCGCAGAGCTCGTAAAAGTTCCTCACCGCGCCCTCACGATAAAGCCGGGGTCATTCGGGATCGTCACCGTCGTTGCGGTGATCGTATAGGCCGTGTCGTTGACCGCATAGTCGTAAAGGTCAGGGTAATCCACCTTCGTCACCGTCTGCCCCGTCTTCTTCAAGAACCGTGCATTGGGAACCGTGCCCCCGAACTTCAGGCTCGCCCCGACCGGCACCAGGCATTCCTCATAGTCCAGAATGGCCTGAAGAAAGCCCAACACTTCCCGGTCGTCCCCATGCAGCTTCACGGGCACATTGGGGCGAACACGGCGTGTCACTGGCTAATTCCAAGCATACGGTTGCGCGCCTCGAGGCGGGCCTGATCGTCAAGACGTGTCCGAATGCGCTGGTTGTTGAGCGCCATGGGGCCAAGGCTCTGGCCCATTTGCTGGGCGGTCTGCGGATCTGCCGACTGCTGCATGAGGCCGAGCCTCGCCAGAAGGTTCTGGAAGCCCGGAACCGATCCCAAGCCTGTCGCCTGCTGAACCCGCACCGGACCCTGCGGCATGGTTCCACGGGACTGCCTGGATATAGTCAGCAATGCTCATGGAAGGCTGTGGCGTGGTGTTGGGCATGGCCTCGAACATGGCCTGACGCTCCGCCTCGCGCTGCTGCTTGTACATGGCTTCGAGTTCCGCTTCCTTCTGAAGCGCCTTCTGCCGGGCGAGTTCGTTGAGCGTCGATCCCGCCCTTGCCCTGAAGCCTGAGAAGCATGTTGTCCGGCATTAGTGTGCCCCTAGTTGAATATCTGCATATGACCCGAGGAAGACAGCCTTCACCGGATCAAGCGACGCGAAACTTGATAATGCGGTCCCGATACGAACCGCAGGCAAACCACACCGCCCGCCACTTGTTCTGCCCCGCAGGTCCCATGCTGGCCTCGCGCGGGTTGGACCATGTTCGGCCCCCGTCGTCCGACCATGAGGCCATGACTTTCGGGTCTAGACCCTTGACCTGTCACGAGACCCACACCCGCCTCAATATCCAGTTCAAGCCGGGGCATGAACGCACGCCTGCCGTCGTGGCTCAGTTGACTTGTCGTCGCCTCACGCACTAGTCCCGCTCCATTTTCGGCATAGGCGTCGGGCAATGAGTTCGTACAGGTTTCCGTCCGAGCGATCCGACGATCTGCCGTGCGACCGTTCAAGGCGAGGTTGTCGCGCGTCCCAGCCGCCGGTTGCGTCGGCCCCCATGGGCCGCGATCCCGACTTTCGATAAGACCAGAGGTTCGTCGATATGTCCCACGCAAAGGCCCATTCGCTGGGCAGGGTCAGCACATAGAACAAGTGCCCACGCTGCTGATAGGCAAAGGCCCGGATCTTCGAACAGGTCGCTGGCCTGCTCGAGCACGTTGTCGATCTCAGGGGGTGAGATCTTGCGCGGTGCATAGCCTTCGGCGCGATAGACCGAAACCCCGCCCGCCCTTCCGTCACGTCCGACCCATGTCAGACCCGCTATCGACCACGACCGGCACTGTCACGCGACACGCAGCCGATATTCGCCGCAGCCGTCGCCGTCTCGGCAAAAGCATTTGCGCCCGCGTCGCCCGTCGGCCCCCACCATTCAACCCGTCCGTGATCCGAGCAAGGCCACGTCATTGGCAACCGCGCGAACCGCCACCAGGTTGTCGCTTTCCGCTTCGGCGGTTGCGAAGTTGTTGACCGGAAATGTCAGGTCGTTGATCAGCTTCCAGCGGAAGCGGCCCGTGTCCTTGCAGGAAATGATCGAATAGCTTGCTAAGGCCGTGCAGCTTGTCGCCTGCTCGATAGCCGCCCCCGGTATGCTCTGTCAGGGTCAGGCTCTGCACGTCATACTGATAGCTTTTTGACTTCGGCGATAATGTCAAGCTGCGCGCCGTTGTAGCCCATATCCACCGGCAGCGCGCCTTCGATCGCACCGAGGCTCGTCGTCACGCCACCTGAAGTGACCGAATAAAGGCTGGTGCCCACGACCGCATAATGCACGTCGGAGGCTGTATACTGCCCCCGGACAATGCCCCCGCCAATGGTTGCAAAAAGCGTGCGGGCTGGCGTGCCATAGCACACGAAGTCCGTGCGCCCCTCGCCCTCGACCGGCTCGCCGTACATGTTGACAAGAGAGGTCATGCCAGCGGCTTTGCTGCGTCCATTGTTGAACGCACGGCCAAAGGGAACGCGAACGCGGGGCATGGGGCTAACTCCAGATCGCGAGGATATAGCCGTCAAAGCCGGGGTCGGAGGCTGCTGACGCGAAAGCGCCGTCGCCCGGCCCCTGCACGGTGCTGAAGATCGCGCCAGAGAAGTCAACGCCCCCCGCCCGACCGGGCGTGCCTGGGGCTTCGTCACCGGGCGGTCCCGCGACATAGCCAGATCCAGCCCCGCCCGAGACATTGGTGTCGCCGCCCGTAGCCGTTCCCCCGGCACCGTCAGAAATGCTCGTCCCCTTGACGCCACCGTTGCAGGTGACCGACACCGCTGAGCCGTTCAGGGTTCCAGACAATGTGGTGTTGCCGCCATTGTTCGCTGAACTTCCAGCGCCGACCGCTATGGTCAGGCTTGTTCCCATTCGCCGGAAAGGACAGAGCGGGTGACATAGGCAAAGCCCCCGCCACCCCCAGCCGATCCGTCGACTGGTGGCACGCGACCGAAGGCAGCGCCGCCTGCCGCTTGCAGCCAGAGCTGGACCCTTGTGACATTCGACGGGATCACAATGGACGTGGCCCCGGGCGCATGAGACGTGCCGCGATTGGCCAGAAGCGAGGCGTTGACTACACCGGGCATGAAACCCCTCTAAGACGACAGGCCCCGCCGAACCGGCAATGATCCAGGTGTTTGTCGCGACCTTGCGCAAAGTGGCTGTGTTCCCGCGTGCAAGCGTGCGCGTGGCTGGGTTTGCGCCCAAGGTGCCCACACCGTCGCCCCTGAAAATGCTGACGGCGGCGTCCTTGCCAATGGTCACGACAGTTGCGACCGCCGAGCCACCATTCGTGTTGTCGAGAAGGATCGTCGCGCCGATGGGAAATGCTGTCGTCGCATTTGCAGGCACGTTCCACTGCCTGGGCCGTGTCGTCGCCCTTGTGGATCACTTTTCCGTTGTCAGACAGGACCAGCGTGCAGTCGTACCACCCGTGCGGGTGTTCATCGGTGTCCACGAAAGCCTACCGTGCGCTCGCTTGTCGAACCTGCGTCTGCCGTGTCAACGTCGGCGACCGTCGTGTTCTTGATCACACCCATGGTCAGGGCACCGAAACAGGCTTAAGAAGAATACCCGTGGGCGATCCAGTTATCAGAACCCGCACAACTCGAGTCAGCACCAAGCGTGACTTCGAGGAAGGCATTCGCCGTCATGGTCGCGCCCGTGATATTGGTGGCCGTGCCGTTGGCGTTCTTGGCCTGTAACTGAAGGGTCGCCGCGTTGAACGTGCCCTCGGCTTCCCAAATATAATCACCGCCCTTGACGGTGACCCAGTTTCCCGGTGGCCGCTGCATTGGTCAGCAGGGTCACATTCTCAACGTAGAACGTATTCATGGACATGGCGTCGATCCTTCAGAAAATACTCAGACATGACAGGCTCTTTGCTTGATCGCTGGCTGACATGCCGCTCAAGCAGCCTCAGGCCCGCGTCGGCCAGAACGTAGGGCGTGTCGGACTGCGGTCCGCGCCCGTACATTTCAGCACACTGCCCAGCCAGAATTTGCGCAAAGGGAAGTGCCGCCGCGTCTGGAATGACGCCGTCCAGCCAGTAGCGAAGCCCCTCTTCGATCAGCCACGCGCGCACCTTGTCGGCCCGCCGCAGCGATCCGGTCAGCGTCGTCGGCACCGAGCGACTGCCCGCGCCCGATCCAGGCCAAGCTCCTCGCCGACAAGCTGATACAGCTGGACATTGGTGATCGTCATTCTGCGACCTCGTCACTCACAACCTTGCGCGGATCGCCCGCGCTTGGGCTTGGGCGCGTCGAACACATTCTGGACCAGTTGCTCGAAGGCCACCTCGTCCGCCGCTTCGAAAAGCGGGTGGTGCTTGAGCTTCGCCATGGCCTGCTGGGGCCTTCGACCGTGACCCCACTCCCCGAGCGGGAACGTAAAGCCGAATGCAGTTGTTTCTTGGGGTATGTCGGCGGGGCTGAGATCGCCGCCCGTGAACCTGATCAGCATTGAACCTCCGCTGAAGAAACGGCCAGGGGCGGACATAAGCCCGCCCCCGTGCCTTCATTGTTAGGACGCTGTGCCTTCGAACCGGCCCCACAGGGACAGCGTCACGGTGCCCGTCGTGCCCGTCGCCGGGCCAGTAGGAATAGCTCCCGTAATTGTCGTGTCGTCGGTGTACAGGTAATGCAAGCCCGTTGTCGCAAGCGCCGTGCCTGCCGTTCCTGCCTGGCCTACCGACGAAGCCGCAAAAAGACGGTCAGCGTCGCCGCTGTCGCCAATGTTGATCGTCACCGTCGGCGAAACGTTTGCGTGTCGATGTCCGTTGACTCCAGAGCGCCGCCAAGAACGCGAAAGCCCTTTGGAACGCGGAAAAAGTTGAACGTGTCACCGTTGGCCGCGTTGGCCGTAATGACGACTTCAGGCGAAATAGCTCACCATATTGCCAGGGAATGCGCCCTGAGTGACGTTGTTGCCATTGTTGGTCAACAGCGCTGAAGTATATGCAGCCATATGTTCAGTCCTTTCCTAATTAATCGCCAGTGCCCGAGGTATATACGGTCACAATTCCATGCTGCTTCGAGGCCGAGACTTGCGCCGGTCGCAAAGTGCAGCTTGGAAATGCCACGCAGTTCCTCAATGGCAACGCCCGGGCGGAACGAGTAATCGCCCTTCGTGTCGGTGACCGGCGTCGGTTCCTGACCCCACGCAACCGCCATGGCCTGCTGGCCACAGAGGAAGTTAGGTTCGACCGGAATGGTCGAAGGCACCCGCCGCGACGAACGTCGAAGACGTGGTGATCAGCGTCGAGATTTCCTCGATCTGCCTCACGATCACGCCGTCATAGATCAGGTCGCCGTCCTGGAAGAGCGGGTTCGAGTTCATGCCGCCACCTTCACGCGCACGCGCGTCACGGTTGGCGTTGATCATGACCGAGTCATTCTTCAGGTCGCGGAACGAGCGGGCGCCCGCGAACATGACGAAATATTCCCGCACCGTCTTCCAGACGGAACGGACGAACGGCAGGGCTTGCAGCCTTGGCCATGCGCTTGGCAAGCGAGACAACCGAAGCCGTGTCAGCTTGTCGTTCGTCGAGTCAACGGCACCGAGGCCCTGTCGCATGCGTGGCGCTGTAGTTCGACAGGGCCGATCCGAAGAGGATACGGTCCTGATTGGCTGCACACCACGTATTGAAGTTCGCAGCCGTCGCACCCGCAACGACGGTGTTGCCGTCGCTGTCAATGATCGCCGTCGCCGGGATCGAAGACGTGGTGACGGTCGGACCCGCCATGTATTTGATCATGTCAGCCCGAAGCGTGTCCGAAGACCACAGCTTGAGCATGTCACGACCGGCGTTGAGAAGGTCGATCTCAGTCTTGTACTGGGTCGACTTCGGCACCTTCACCGCGTTGCGGATCCAGTCAACAGACACGGCGCAGTTGTAGTTGCCGAGCTGCTCTTCCTTGCCGTCGAGAACGCCAGAACCACGAACACCCGCCGCCGTGAGCTTGGTCACCAGCGGAATGTTGATCGTCTTGCCGTTTTCAGAAGCAAGCTCGGTACTTCGTCATAATGATCGAAGAGGACTTGCGGCCCATGTCAGGGCAGGAGGCCCGACTGGCGGACATCATCCGCGGAGGTAAGCTGGCTTGAACCACTTTTGCTTTCTCCAAAGCGGACGAGAGCATAGTCTCTGCCATGGCCAGATGTTCCTTATGAACGGAACACCGCGTTGAACGCCTCCCCCGGACAGGACGGGTGCGCTAGGGGCCTCTGCCCGCCTGCGCTAATGGCGCAGACGCTAAGGACTGCGCGTTGGAAGCGGTGATTGCCGCGGGGACAGCGCAGGCGTCCCGGCGTCCACCGCCTGTGTGGCTCTGACGTAGCCGTTGGCCTCAGCCCATTTCTGTGCCCAGGCTTCAGGGTCGGCTGGTCGCCGATTTTCGACAGGCGAAGTGACCGCCTGATGGCTCTGCACCACGAAGTCATAAGGATCGACCTGACGTTGAACCGTGGCCCAGAAATGCGGGTTCTGCTGCAGTTCGCCTGCAAGCCAGTCTTCCGCAGCCTTGACCTTTTCAGCACCATGCTGGCGCGAGGCCGTGGCATGGCTTATGGACGTGATGATTTCCCAGCGGTCCTTGGCCCGTTGCATTTCCAGTTGACGGTTGAAGCCGTCGGGATCTGCAATGGGGTCGATGGGCTGCTGTGGCCTTTCAGCTTCCTGCGCCTTCCGGCGGTACTCTTCGAGTTCGCGTTCAAGGCGCTGGCGCTTTTCGCGTTCGTCCAGAACCGCTGCCATGGGTATGTATCCGGCTGGTGGCTGTACGGGGCCACTGGCCGGCTGAACCGCGGCAGGTGTCTGGCTTTCCGGTGCGGGCGCTTGGGGCGGCGGCTCTGGGCTTGCAGGCGGCGCTGAAGAAACTTCAGGCGCGGGCTGCGTGTCTTCTTTCGACGCGAAACGTCCATTCTCGTCCCACAGGAACGAGAGCTTGTCCTCTGTCATGTTGATCCTTGGCAATCGCCCGTCAAAGTCGGCGGCACTTGTGAACGCCCGTTAAGCGGCGGCGGCCCGCATTGTCGTCCTCATGACGACAGCAACAGGAGATCGTCCTCGTCTTCGTCTTCCTCTGCCGCGCGCGCCATGGCTTGGGCCTGAGCCTCTGCCTGACGAATGCGGACCTGGTTGCGGACGAGGCGATAGAAGTCGTTGATCTTGGCCAGTGCGTCGGCTAGCGCCACACCGGCTTCTGCGTCGAGGCCGGTCGGTGCCAGAGCCAGCGCCTCACGCGCGGCCTGCTTGGCCTCTTCGACCTGCTCGACGATAATGTCAGGCGCGTCGTCAAATTCGCGCCCAGCACGTCCGCCATGAACTGGCGAACGTCATTGATCTTGTCGCGCCGCTTGTTCCGGCGCTTGTAGGTGTAGGGGTCCCAGCCGCCCTTGCTGCCGCCCTGATCGACAAACAGTTGTGGCGAGAAGCCTTGAACGGTCGCAAGGCCAGACGCAGACGCCACACTAAGCGACGGCGAGACGCCGTTGACGGTCGCAAGCCCCGCCGTGGACGCTATGCTGCCCGAAAGGCCGGTGACCGTTGCAAGGCCCGCCGTTCCGGCAGAACTGCCGACAGGCCAGTGACGGTGGCAGTACCCGCCGCCGAAGCGACGTTGACCGCGCCAGAGGTTGCCTGCGCCGTAGCAGATCCGGCACTGGCCGCAATGCTGCCCGAGCGGGCCTGCGCCGTTGCAGCTGCCGGACGCAGCGCCGACATTGGTCGGTGCCTGTTCGGCCACCGAGGCAATGGCCACCGCCGAGAACGGCTGACCGCCCGCAACGTCCGTGCCGTCGAATGGTTGCCCGGACCCGCCGCTTGCGGGCCAAGCAGCAAGAGTAACGTCATGTCAGGCTAGACCTTAGATAAGGGTCAGAAGCTGGTTCAGAGTGCCCTGTGTCTCGTCGACGCGGTTGTCGATCTCCGCGATCTGCTCGACGTCACCGAGCGCGACGGCAGAGGTGCGAAGCTGTGTCAGGTGCGCCAGCCGCGAGCGGCACAGGTCAATCAACTGTTCAACGGTCATCTTAGATCACCATCTGACGAAGCATGACGTTGCTGTGTTCAGCACCATGTAAAAATATAGTCGATCTCCGTGGCGCCGTCCTTGTAGGTCACGTCGAAAGCCGTGTCGCCGATAACCGCGGCGCCGTTCGGATAAAGCATGGACGTCCACCGTCCATTGATGATTGCGCGAAGTCATACCTGAACCAGCGACCCGTCGCGTCCTTCTGCAGGTAAAGATAATCCTTGTTGTAGGCGTATTTCGTGCCGGTCGTGAATGTTTCGGTTGCAGGGCATACGTGATTGCCGCCCACGTGTTCCCGGCGATGTCGTAGCGGTGGAGCGCTGCCGCCGCGCCGCCACGGAACGAGTAAATATATCGCCCGTTTTGAATGGCGCTCTCGTTGGTCCAATCCGTCGCTGAAACGGAGTGAACCCAAGAACCACCGGCTGCCAAGCCGGGAGCCGCCGCCCGCGCCGCGACAGGCGACAGCGTCGTCCAGGTGTTGCCTGAGACACTGTAGCGGTACATCGTGACCGCCGCGTTGCCCATCAGATACAGGAAGTCGTCATTTCCTTCGAGGCTGTACTGGCTGGTGGCGTCCGGGTCAGTCGTCCATGCACTGCCGACCGTAATCGACAGTGCCCGTGTTCGACGCCACCGTTCGGATCTGCCCGGCGCCGGTTCCTGCCGTGATACGGATCTGGTAGTTCGTCCACTGGTTCGTTGTCCACGTCTTGGCCGAATTGGTCAGTGTCGTTGAGGCACCTGCCGTGGCCGTTCCTGTCGCAAACGACTTGAAGCGCGCTGTCGATCCACGCGGGGTCGGCGCCGAGCATAGCCTTCGTCCGTGCCGAAGGACGCAGGCAAGCCGGTGTTCGCCAGTGTGACCCAGGTGTTTGTGGCGAAGTCGTACCGCTTGAAGCTGCCTGCGGCCAAGGTACCGCCGCCGAAAGCGCAGAGATACGGCGTCTTCAGACTGTAGTACTGGCTCGTTGCGTCGAACGCCACAGCCTCCGCGCTGTCGAATGTTATGACCGCGTTCGCGCCAATGGTGTTACTCGGCAATGGTCTTCAGTTTGCCTGCGTTCGTGCCGCCCACGAAGTAGACGCTGTAGCCGCGAAGATCGCGCGCGAGCGTCTGGTTGGTCGTGATCGTCGTGGTCGATCCTGCCGTTGCCGTCAACGACGAGGCCCCCGCCGTCGCGCCGGTCGAGAATGAACCAGCAGTGCCGCACGCCCCAGGCGGCAAAGGTCGCAAGCGCCGGAGCGGAACCGTAACCCAGCCGTCTTCACTCGGGTTGTAGAGCTGCGCGTTGGTCGTCGCGGTTACCAGCAACTGCTGCTGCCGGTAGTGGCGCGAGGAAACGATCAGGTGAGAAGCTGCTGTCGCCTGCGGCGCAGGCGTGCAGAACTCCCACCTTTTCAGGTCGAGGATCTTACGATTACCGTTTGTCGTGGCCATTACGTCACCGCTATGTTTCTGCGCAGGCTGTCTGCCGCCGAATGCATGAGAGCCGGGATCTGGTCTTGCGCGGCAAAGCCGCCAAGCTGTGATTGGTTCGTCAGCGTCGTCACCGTTCCGACCGTCGTCACCGTCGCCAGTGTCTGTGTAGCCGCAATCGAAACCGTCGCCGTCAGGTTCGCCGCTGTCGGGTTTTCAGCCAGCACCCGAAGCCTTCCCGACGTATCCGGCATGGACAAGACCTTGCGTTCGGGTCAGAGACTGCACCGCCATACGCAGGGCTTCAATCGCCTCCAAGAGTTCGCCGCCTTCGGCTGTAGGCAACGGATTGGCGCTTGAAACGTCGTTTGCCGTCCCGTCCGCGCCGGTCGTGACCTTCACCCGCTGGTAAAGCACGCCACCGATATCGTCGGCGGCGACCGTCGCCCCGGTTCCGGGCGTGTAACCGATATTGTCAGCCATTCAACACCTCAATGTCCTGCCGCGCCACCACAATGCGTGTGCCGTTTGTTATTCCTTGTCCTCATGGCGCTGCAATGCTTTCAGCGCGTCCATGGCCTGTGCGACTTCTGCGTAAGGGCGCTGGGCTAGGTAGTTGACCAGGGCCTGCAAGAGGGTGGCGGGGATGAGGTAGGTGGGTTCTTTGTGCATGTTATGCGCTCGCTATTGTCGTCAAGGTCCCTGATGAGCCTCTATATTTTAGAGCGCCGTTTTCAACGTACAAAAGCCCGCCGCCCGCCGGGTTTGAACTTGGGGCGGTTCCGTTCGCGATAAACAACACTTTTTCGCCGCCGCCAAAACTTGACCCGTTTAAGCCGATGTTACCGTTACCAACGATTCGCATACGTTCCATCGAGCCACCGCCTGAACCATTTGTTCTAGCGCCAAAAACCAGCGCGCCTTCGTAGTTTCCTGAAGTTCCGTTGGACTTGATGCCGCTAATCGCGGCAAGGTCTGCAAAATTGCCGCTTGTGTCATATTTACCCTGGAAAACAACACCGCCGCCGACATTTGCAGCCATAGCGGTGGTGTCCTGCAAGCGAACGTTAAAGGGGTTGGGACTAAATGCCGTGTCGGACGGGCCGAATATATGCAGTGCAGCTTGCGGAGAGTCAGTTCCGATCCCAACTTGACCGGCTGCATCGATACCAAAATGGAGAGCTGTCTGGATTAGTGGCGTCCTCAACCACCAATGCTCTGCCAGAGCCTGTCTGCGTGATGCGAAACGCCGTTGACGAACTGTTCGCTGATATAATTCCGCTGGAAAGGTCAACGGATTTCGCGATGATGTCGCCGTTTTGTTTAACGGAAAACACGGTGTTTGCGGCTGAGTCCACGCACACTATCACAGCGTTTGCATCAACGCGGGTGCCGACCCCTTGGAGTTGCAACGCGATTGCGGAGTTTTTGTGTTTTACCAATACCGGAATCGTCGGCCCGACGCCAGCGCCTGTTGCGTCCGCTTCAATTACGATTGCGCTTTCTACAATAGCGTCGGCGTTAAAAATTGAGCCATACAAAAACTTCTGAGGCGAACTGCCCTCTCGGCACATAGTGCGTCCCGCACCAACTATTTGCCGTCCCTCCTGCGCCGATTGTAATCGCATTCGGAAGCTGTTGCGTCGTCCCAATACTGCGATTGGGAACTGTCGTGTTTGTCGGGGCAGCCCCGTGGTTAAAAGAATTCAATTCCGCGCCAACAACGCAACCCGTGTTTGCGTACTGTCGCCCTTCCGCGTAAACGCCGAACACCGTGTTTCCGCCATTATCATTGCGTCCGTAGCCAGTTACCCCTGTTGGAAACGAAACTGTAGAGGCTGAATTTGTGTTGTGCGCGATACCAATAATGGCGTTGTTGTTGCCGCTTGCAAAGGCTTTGAATGTGCCTTCGCCAAAAGCCGGGTATGGGTCAAGCGTATTGGTGCCAGTAAAATCGGCACCAATGCTAATAAATCGCTTCGATCCGGTAATTGCGGTGTCTGTCTTAAATGTACCCTTGGTAAACAGCACGGGTTCAGACGTATTAAACGCCTCTTGAATGTCACTAGATGAATCAGTGTTGTTGTTCGCCGCTCCAAAATCGGTTGCAAATATGATTTCTGCGCAACCGGCTCTCAACGGAGCGCGCATTTGCCGTCCCTGCCTGAAGGAAGGACAGCTTGGTTGCGTCAATGGCGGCAGAGGCGTCTACGTTGGCGTTGACAATGGGAAGGTTGAGCGTCCGATCCGCGTCCCCCGTCGTGATCGTAAGCGTCCGGTTCGCCGTCAGGTTGGACCCCGGCGCAAGGGTCAGGGAATGGCTGGCGTCGGTATCAAGGGCGCGCAGGCCCGTGTTGGGGAAGGTGTTCGCTTGCGTCCAGGTATTGGCCTCGCGGATCAGGCCCGACCGACTTGGACGAATTGACGACGAAGATATCCTTCGTTCCCGCCGAGAAGCTGACAGCCGCGTCGGAATTGGTGGACAGCAGGACCGAGGTCACCGTGATCTCATTGGTGCCCGAGTTCCACGAACAGTAGCAGACCTGCCACTCGTTTAGGGTCTGGTGGACAATGGCAACCGGAATATCGACGGAGCCATTCGGGAACTTGGCAAAGCCCAAGTATCCAACAGGCGGCGTCGTGCTGACAACAAACGGCGATCCCGTGGACGTCGTTGTTGTCCTGATCCGGTCGAATGCGGCCATGTGGCTTAGTCTTCCGTGATCGTGGAGGCGGTGGTGAGCGTCGGGGTCACGCCGCTGGTGACCGATATGTTTGGGGTGACCGTGCCCTTGTAAAGCAGCTTGCCCGCGCCACTCGTCGCCGTACCGACACCGAAATGCGTGATCGTCGCCGTGCCGCCAGTACAGGCCGGAAAGGCAATGTTCGCAACCGGGCTGACGCTGTTGCCGGTCACCGTCCAGCCGCCCGCGGTTCGTGCAACCGACACCCGCGCATAGCTGGTGTAGCTGGTTTCGCTGGTTGTCTGGCTGCCAGCCTCACCCGGATCCGCCGTGTGCAGCGAGACGAACAGGTTCGTCAGGGGCGACGTCGCCGCGTTGTCAGCCATGTTCGCAATGGCCGTGGCATTGAAGATCAGCTTGAGAAGGTCATTCTCGAAGGTATCACCTTTCGACATGAGGCATTCCTTTTCTCGTCAAGTTCAGTTGATAATTTCGGTGCGCTTCTCGCCCGTCACCGGATCGCGCACCACACGCCGCGAAGCCCCGGAGGCCGCCATGGCGTCTTCCATGCTCATGTCGGACACTTCGACCTCGACGCGCTTCTCGCCCGTCAGCGGGTCTTTGACGAGGCGGCGCGGGCTGGCCATGCGCTTGATCGCCTCGCCCATGATATCGATCTGCCTCTGCACGTTGTCGCCCAAGCCGCTCATGGTCTGCGTGAGTTGCTCAAGCGCAGGCGTCATGCGGACCGGGATCAAGCCATTGCGCTCGCTCTCGCGGTCCTTCTCAGCTTCGGCGAAGTCGAAGTCCAACTGCTTGGCCTTCAGGCTGAAGTCCAGATCCGCCTGCTTCTTGCCGCGCTCGACCTCGACAACCTGTTCCGCCTTGCGGGCTTCGACCTGAGCCTGAAGCCGCATGCGCTCCACGTCGTACTTGAACTGCAGGTCGGCAAGCTGCATGGCCCGTTCGGTCTTGGCCTTGTCGGCCATGTCCTGGCGCTCAAGGTCCATGGCCTTGGCCTGCGCCTGCATTTGCATTTCCTGCTGCTTGACCTGAAGCGCCATTTGCGCCTTCGGCCTCTTCCGCCTGCATGGCTGCATTGGGCTGCTGGGCGGCTCTTCTTGCGACTTGCGTAGCTTGTCCAACAGCAGGCGCTTCTTCGGCAGCGCGCTAGCCTCGATCAGCACGTCGGGCGGGATCGGCATGCCGCCTTGGGCCAGTTCCGCCAGCCGCTGGAATTGCTCTTCAGCAATGACCGCCGTGTCCGGCGTGCTGTCGATCACGATGTCGACGTCCATGTCTGCCGGTGCGTTCTGCACCTGCATGACAGGCTGGCCCGTCATGGGGTCCATGGTCGGGGTGGGCACGTTCAGGCCCACAAAGCGCGGGGCCATGTTCGTCGTCGGTGACCCTGATCCACTTCGGCTCGTTCCAGAACTGCTTGATTGCGTCCCAGAACGCCCGGTAGACGCGCAAGCGTCCAGTCGTCAAACTGGCTGAGAAGCGGTGCCTGCTCAGTCAGGCCCGCCTGCTGTTCGGCAAGGATCGCCCTGCCCGACTGGCCTGACCCACGACCCACAATGCCAGGGGTCGGGCTTTGCCGCTGCATTTCCGCCTTGGCGTCTTGCAAGCAACTGAAGGTGACCGGGCGCAAGGTTGCGGTCGCCGAGTTCCTCGACTTGACCTTCCCGTGCCTCAATGATCCCGTCAGGCTTGGCCCACTGCATGCGGATCTGGTCAATGTCGATCACGCCGGGGTCAACCCGGAGCTTGGCGACGTTGAGGATATGCACCGCCTTCGACCGCGCCTTGTTGATCGCGTCCTGCGGCCCCAGCATGTCCCTCGACAACACCATACCGGGCATTGTCGATATCGACATACGCCGACTGCGCTACGATCGCGCACTTCGGCTGGCCGGTCTTGCTATCGAGGAACGGGCTGGGGCCGCTTTCGAGGACGCCCCCGGCCACGAACACGCATTTCTCCCAAGCGCCGCCCTTGCGCTTGTACATTTCGAAAAACATGATCCGGCGCTGCCGGCTGTCGACCCACGCCCAGCCGTCCTTCGGTCGGTCGCGAAACGTATCGGTCGCCGACTGTGCCGTGTCGAAACTTAGCCGGATCGTCTCTGCCTGATCGGGGTACAGCTCGAAAGCGTCCGCCTCGTCGATCCACTTGGCGATGCCCATGAACCGCGCGTCCGAGAAGTCCGTCTCGCGGCTGTAGGGGTCATAAAAGAATTCTTCAGGCCGGATACGCTTCAGGCCGACTTCGGCACCCTCGCCGACTTCCGTGACGCCGGCGCAAATGCCCCAGACAAGGAAGTCCTTCAGGCAGTCCCGGCGCTTGGAATTGAACCGCGTAACGTCCGCCACATAGCGAAGCCCGTCAGTCGCGACTTCGGCGCTGTCCTGGTCCTTCGGGGTCCGGCCCCAGCCCTTCGGGTCTGTCTTGCCGCGCTCGACAATGCCAATGATCGCGTTGACCGCTGGCTTGATATGGTTGAACGCAAGCGCAGGCTGGCCACGGGACTTCAAGCACCCGGCGCTCTTCGTCGGTCCACTGGTTTCCGTCGTAGTAGCGTTGCCAGACTTCAGCGTCGCGACGTGCCTTGTCCAGCATGTCCATGGCGACGCTGGCCTTGCGCTTCAGATCAGCCAGGTAAGCGTCCGCTTCCTTCTGATCTTGCGCTTGATTCTTCGCCATTAAATAGCCCCGACTTTACGCAACGCCGTCGCAGCCCTCTTCATATGCTGCATGGCTTTGCATTCAATTTGACGAACACGGGCTATGCTAACGCCAAACTGTTCGGCGACTTCTTTCAGCTCCAATCCGTGCAACAATCTCAGCCTGACAACGCGCTCTTGGCGCTCAGACAGTTTTGACTTTTCGAACAGCAAGCGCACGGTTTGTCTTACTTCTTCTCTGCGAATGCTTGCTCGGTCTCTTCAGACCCCTCTACCAATTCTGACAACTTCAGTGCCGCTTTTTCTTCTGCGGTCAATGGCGACTTCTTCGGCGCAGCCCGGTACTTACCGCTCAACCGAACGAGCACTTCGCGGCCGGACGTAAACACTCACCAGGCGGCACTTGCCCTTCAAGCGATCCTCAGGCAAATTTCAATGAATAGCGTTTGCCCCCAGTCACTTTCACAGGCTGTTCAAGCTCGTAAGTTCCAACAGCGCGCCCTTGCGTCTGCTGAACCCGCGAAACTCTTTGGCGTAGTAAGGCACGCGCACCATTTCGATAATTGTTGGCGTCAGTGCGGTCTTCCAGCTTTGTCTGTTCGCTATGCTTCGGTGCCGCGTGTAGCGGTCTGGTGGTCGCTTGGCCGCGTCCTTGACGGCGGGCGTCCACGGGCGCGACTGGCACGCATAGCGCCATTCGTCCGCCGCGTGGTCTTCGCCTTCCGTGTCCACGTCTTCGGGCTTCACGCCGTCATGCTGAAGCGACGGTATCGTGCGTATCGAATGCGCACAGGTGTCAAACGTGTAAATCATGGGCCTGTCGTCTTCGCCGATCAGGCGGCTGGTCAACTGAACCCAGCCAGGTATTCGCTTGTTGTCCGCCTTCTGGCAAAACACCTTCCGGCTTTCGAACATTTCAGCAATGCTCGGCCCGCCGTCCTCAATGAACATGGCCGGATCGACAACCGTATAGGCTATCTTTTCGTCTTTCGGCGTCCGCTCGATAATGCCTTGGGCCACGTCTTCAGCCCGCATTTTCAGGCCTACGTTGGGTTCCTTGCAGCCGTACCACTCGCGGTAACGGACAAGGGCACCCTTCGGTAGAATATGGCTACCGCTTTGACCGTCTCGCCGACTACCGCCCACCAGCCGATGCTGAAGGGTCTTGCGCTGCCCCAGTCAACAGAACGGAAGCGAAGCCATTGATCCGGGACTGCAAACGGCCTGACAACGTGCTTTGCATGTGTCCGAGGAAGATGCGCCTTCAACGACGTCCCAATCCCCTTCCAGCCATGCCCGCACAACTGCTTCAGGACCCGCCGACTTCAGGCGGTTGGCGTACTCTGGGTCTGCTGCCGTGAGGATCTTGTTGTCAGCGAGCCTGGACGGGACAAACACCCGCGTCTGCCCGCCCTCGTCGTTCAGTATCCTGTACCCAGCCGGGGCCGGGTCGATGTAACGGGCCTTGACCCACTGGTGCCCCGGACCGCCGGGGTTGGCAGAAGCACGGAAACCGACAGGCACGCCAGACGATGACCGAAGTGTCGCCTTGAGCCGATCAAGGCCACGCGGGGAAGCCCAATTGGTCAGCTCTTCGCCATATATCCGCGTGTAGCTGTGACCCTGGTACTTCTCCGCGTCGTCTTCCCGCTCAAGCATGCGCGGAAGTTGATTGTTGCACCGTTGGGGAATACCCAGCGTTTCGCCTGCTCGCTCCATTGAGCGCCAGCAGCGAAATAGATTTCCTTGGACCGCCTGATAGTCTCTTCAAGCTGCGGCAGTTCCTTACGCAGGAACAGGCCCCTCGCCGCTTCGCCGTATTGCATGGCGTGAAGGAACCAGTCGCCTAAACAGGCGTCCGACTTGCCGCCGCCTCGCGCCCCACCAAACAGGACGTCGAACACCGGGCAGTTGACGAATGCGTGCTGCGGTCCAGACTGAGGTGCCCAGATTACTCTAACGGCTGGAACTTGGATGCCCATGCTTCCGCTGTCAAAGGCTCTGAGGATACGACCTGAACGCCTATTGGCTGTTCGCCGCCTTCAAGGGTGACTTGGGCCAAATCGGGCAATGACTTCTTCAGCAGGATTTCAATGGCCTTCAGCCTAGACGAAGACATTTCCTCGCCTTCGGTAAGTGCGTGTTTCTGCAACACATTGAGCAAGCTGAGTGGTCTGTATCTTGGCCCTGCATTCGTCTTGGTGCTGAAGCCTTAAACGAGCGGCCATTTCTCCTTCATTTCCATGCTTCGTCGTCTCGCTGATCACGCGACATAATGTTGCGCAATGCCGGTTTCAGAGCGGGGCTGGATATAGATTCCGAACGGCTTCCGTATCGCCCGCGCTCGTCGTGACCTTGAGGTCCAGGTAGCCCTTGCCGCTCGAGCCGCTGAATGATCCGGGTCGTTGTGTTGCTGGTGTTCGTGACCGTCAGGCCCTTCGGGGTCCGGGTCACGGTGCTGATGGTGGCGGTGCCAAGGTACGGGGCCATGTCGATTGTGTACGTCAGGGCGTCGTCGTCGTCTTGGTAGGCCATGAATTCTTGAAGGCTTAGGGCCGACACGCCACGGACTGCATGTCGCTTGTTTTCTGCAAGGACAATGGTGCGGTCGGGCATGTTGGGCCTCGAAAAACGCGCGCCAGCGTCCCGAAAGACAGGGCGCGCGCTTAAAGTTTCGTAACGGAGGAAGAGAAGCGAGTAGCGCGAATCAGAACGAAGTTCCGGCGCTACACGTTTTCTGCCTTAGAGCTTTTTGGGCGCAAGCGTTTTCGTGTCAACGACACGAACCCGTAATGCTTGGCTAGTCGGGTGCTGATCTTGTTCAGCCATTCGAGCGCCTCGCTGGGTGGCCCGCCCGACCTTCTGCGTGAACCAGCGCCCCGGCGCTTTGGCCTTGGACCGCGACCGCGTCCAGCGTGGCGACCGCGTCGGTCGATCTGGGCCAAGACCTCAATGGCGTGGTTCCGCCGGGCTTGGGCCGCAAGGCGAAGATCCGACAGCTCGCTCTCGCCGCCGTTGATCCGCCTTGCCGGTAGCCGCCGATGCAGGCTGGCATGAGGCCGGCGAGGTAGGCGTCGGCTTGCCAGCGTTGCAGGGCGTCAGCCTGGGGCTGGGTGATGTCGCCGCCGCCGCAAGCACCACCTGCGGCTGATCCTGCTCGACCCTGACACGTCGCGTATGGACCTGTCACGGGGTCTGAGGCTGCTCAAGGTGCCCAGTGGGCATGACGGCGGGCCTCGTCGGGGCCGTGGTCGGGGAGGGGCGATGTTGTTCGGCTGTCGTTTTCATGGTTTCACCTTGAGTTCGAACCTGTTGCCGGAAATGCTGAACCCGTTGCTGGCCGAAACGCTTTTCAATTTCCTGCGCCGCAAAGCTGCTTCGAAACCGCCCAGCGTGAACATCGTTCGGGCCGTGTCGTGGCGGACCATGGCCCGATGTGCCGAAGCCAGGCTCAGCGGACACACCGTTCCGGCGCGCTGTTCGGCCAGTCGGGGCTGTGTTCAGTCGCCACGGCGTCGGGCTTTTCGTCAGCCATCGACCTTCACGCCGTTCGCAACCAGCCTTCAGCGTATTTAGCCAAGCGTCACCCTACCCCTGTTTTGCGTTTCCCGATCCCAGAAAACCCCGGTATTTCGCCACTGGCGAGAGGCTTGGCAAATTCTCGGAAGGTGGCTTTTAACACGCTGCCACGCCTAAAAGCCGCAGTTTTGCTCATGTTTGGGTACACGGATTCAG